AGGGATTGATAACAGCACCATCTTGATTTGTAATATTTCCTACAAAACTAAATTCAGAAGCTCCATTTCCTTCACGACCATCAGTTACAATGTATGAAACATTAATAAAATTATTATTTGAAAGTTTTTTACCAATTACATTGTCACCAAAAATTAATTCATATCTTTCATCCTCAATTTCTTGTAAAAGATAAGATGCGGACGTTGATGTAACTCCTACAATGTTATCAAGTTGTTTGTAAGTAACACTACTGGAAGAACTTGAGGATGGACTAACTTTAACTTTAATTGTTGATGTATCTATGAAAGAATTATCAAGAATATATCTTTGATTGAATAAACTTGTGTCTACAATAAAAGTTTGAGATACAAAGCTTCCTTCATATATCTCAACGTTGTCAAATACTGCAACTCCATTGACAACAGGTGTTGTAATATCCTCTGGAATTGAAAAAATGTAATTTGTACTTGATCCAGCACCATTACAGATCAATCCAGCGTTAATTGTGATGGTTGAGGTCTCAACTAGACCATCAACCGTAAAAGATATCTTTGCTCTTGCGGATCTACGAGATCTAGGAACGTAACCAATATTTCTTGCGAGTGCAACAACGTTTTCTCGAAGTGTAGATGAGTCAAGAAAACACTCATTCGCTGCCATATTGGTATTATACGCAGTAATGTAGGTATTATATGCCAATGCATCGATAATGATTGAAAGGTTAGAACCTTCAAAATCATAATCAGTAAAATTTGTATTCGCCCTCAAATAATCTCTGATGGACGTTTTTATTTCATCAAAATCTAAATTTACATATTGACCGAAAGCCATTATACTCTAGCTGGGAAAAGGAGAACGTCTACTGTTTGTGTGGGTGCTGGAATTCCAGTAATATCATATTGAACAGTGCAATTTAATTCATGTGAATCGGGTATAACTGTTGATTTAACAGTTATATTACTGATTCGAGGTTCAAATCGATTTAAAGATGATGTAATTTCATCTTGAATACGAATATCACTTAAGTTTGTACTTAAATCAAATAAAGAATCATTAATTACTGATCCAAAAGTCGGGTCAAATGGTTTTTCGCCAAGAATCGTAAAAATTATGTTCTTTACAGACCTTTTAATAGCATCTTCATCACGAATTGCAACTACATCATTCGTCACAGGATGACGTTTGAAGGATAAGTTGATATCTTTGAATGCCCTAGAAGCCACTATTTACACAAAAAGTTTCCTGTTTTTATTTATACCACTTTTTTTACCTTTTTACGACTCGAATTCGGTATTTTTCTGTTTCTAAAGCGTTAATAATATATTTAGCACAAATTCTTGGATCTTTTTCGCCGCAAGTGAAGAAATCTGCGTTCATTCGACCAAATTCAGGCCAAGTATGACAAGAAACATGACTTTCAGAGAGTGCAAAAAGACATGTAACACCACATGGACTGAATTTATGTGTATATTCGTTCAATATTGTCATCTCCGACTTCAAAATAGCACGAGTAAAGATGTCACGAAGGAAATTTGGACTATTTAAGTCATCAAAATATCCATCGTAGACATCTAATATGAGATGTTCACTCATTTCATCCCAATTCTGGCTCATTTTCAACGGTAAATGTGTTCAAATCGGTATTTCCATAACCTACTTCAACATCAGTAGACCTTTCTTTCGCTGTTTTCCAGAAATAATTCTCTTCTGAACCCAATCCATCACGATCATGACCGTTTTCAACCTGATAATACACGGTTGAAACCTTAAAATCAGGAATCTTAGGTGTCTCAGGAGTGATACTGTTGTCATAAATCCTCATTCTGTTGTTTGGATAGAGACAAAACTGTCCATTATCCAATTCAAGAAGGTTATGACTCTTATGTTCCGCTGGTTGTTCACTCGTAGAGTAGTCTACAGCGTCTACATCTTGATGATAATTGTCTAAAGTGCAAATATATGTGCCTGTTTGAGTTCCAAAGTCTCTTGTATAGACCTCATAGTGCATGGAACCGATGAATTGTTTCTGAACTGCAACGACACCGTAGTCCATACAGTTCCAAAACTGTAGATTATGCAGTGTCATATCTGGGTCTGGTATCTCAGGAGAGGAGAGAAAAGCGCTTATTGGTAACTTATCAAACATTGCAGCATAATCTGGTAGATAAGTTTCAAAATAAAACGCACGGCCAGGAATACTTTTTGCAGAAACCCAGACTCCTTTTACAAATTCACCATGACCACTCTTATGATCGGTCAAATACTCCTTACGAACCCATACTTCATAAGAAGGTAGATTAGTAATCAGTGTACTCATCGACCCTGACCTCGATATTTTTTCTTTCTTTTGTTGCGACTTGTCGGTGCAAGTATTGTATTGACTGATTTACCCTGACGAGTCTTCTTTGGGCGAGACTCAATGGTGGGCGTACCCATACTAAAACGAACTGCCATTACTTTCTCCTGCTTTCATTTAACTTGTACATTAAGTAGGTATAATATCCGAAGGCGGAGAAACACGCTGCTCCAATGATTATTTCCATTAGTTTTTCTCCTGAGTCACGTCAATGACTTCAACCTCATCAGGGTCTATCGCATCTGGAACACCCTCATCAAATTTCTGCACAAGTATTTGAAATGCATCATACTTACCCGCTTCACTTAACAAACCCTTGGAGAGTTCGCGCCCATTATGTATAAGTTTATACTTTCTTTCTAATTTACCTTTAACCATAATAACCTCCTAATGATGTGGATTGTAAAAATATAAAATGTAGAGAATCACAAAGATTACTACAATGAAGATGAGGCCTGCCATCATATGACCCTCATCTTCTCATGACCCACACGAATTCGTGGATCACACCATGTTACAACACCTTCCTTCTTTGCATCTAAACAGAAAGATACATCTTCTCCACACATATCCTGTACCTTACCACTATCGAACACTTGCATCTTCGGTGCAAACCAAGGATACTCAAGTCTTTCAAAGACACCTTTCTTAATTAATACCCAACCAAAGCCAGTATAATCGACAGTAAAAGGTTTTCTCTTTTTCGTGATCGACTCGACTGTCTCGTGATTCATAACTCCGCCATTCTTTGCAAAGTCTTCTTCACTTAACCAATGTGCAACAGATGTTGTATGTCCATCTTCTGTGGCATACCAACCCGCTACAATCTCTTTCTCTTCTTCATTTTCTGGTATTGCTAAGTCAATTAACTGCCAGAACTTCTCGGTATTAAAAACAATATCACTATCAATCCATAACTGATAATCATACTTTAACTTACCATCCCAAGGAATCTGTTTGGGGCCTCTCAATACATTTGCACCTAATACCTTACAACGTGCAAAGTTGACCATTGAGGAATAATCTTGAGATATCTGTATTCCCATTCCGTTTTGAACTAAGTCAAAACTTAACTGTACAAAATTCTTCAGAAAGGTATAAGAACAACCTCTGCCTGGAAGACAGAAAACAATTTGTTTACCTTTCACTCTTTGTTTAATCTTATCATAATCCCATTCAACCTTTGGAGGGGCTTCCTTGGGAATCACTTTAAATCCTTTAGCCATAAAATGTAGTGTTCACATTCATATTATACCATATTATTTAGGGGTTGTCTATAGACCTCCGTTGTTCGGTATTTCCCTTCTTGCCATATTCGTTCTTCTACCAACAGTTAAACCATCAGTATGTGGAGTTGTAATTACACGGTATGCAATTAATCCGAGTGCAATCTTGGCCAGTGTTTTCATGGGGCGAAATTTTTTTTCTCTATACCTATATTATAATCAAAAACCCCACCAATGGCAGGGTTAATGTGACACTTATCGAAGTGGCATCGGTACTCGTGGATGAGGACGATAATAGTCTCTTGGAATACAAGGTCTAAAACGAGTGCATTTGCGAGGTCTTGGCATTGTACATACAGTCACCTTGCCATTTGTTTTACATCTTGGTTTACGAGGTCGATTACGCCCTTCTGGAAAGAAGTTTCGTGAACCTCTCGGAATACCTTCTGGAGAAACTCCAGCCTCTACGGAAGGTAAAATCGATCCCAATAAAAGGAATGTCAATAATAATTTTTTCATGAGTTTTGAATCTAGATACGAGGATGAATGAAGTGTAATATCATTCATCATTAGACCTAGCATTCATTTTTTAAAAACTCCTAATTGAGTTAATAAGTATAATGCCAGAACTGTCCAAAAGACGACTTCTAAC